GTCGATCTCCTCGGCCGGGGCGAACCAGAAGGGGAAGCGGGGTATTCCCCCGCCCATAATTCAAAAATTAGCGTTCAACCGCGCCACCAGTTAATACATGAATAAATCCGTAGTCTTTACTGTTAAACCGTGTGTTTTCAACTGCGCCATAGAACGCAATGCCATTACCAGCAATATTGCCGTAATCGTCCATTTGTTCGATGTGTTTCGCTGGTCTAGCTACTGCAAAGCATGCCGCTTGTTTACCTAACAATAAGTTATGGCATACGTTAGCGCTAGATGCGCCAACGGCCGTATTTGCTACGCGTTCATATTCATATAGAATAACGCCGTCATATTCGCCTAATGCGCCTGTGAAAATAGGGTTTTTAGAACCACGAACATTTGCGTTTTGTTGTGCTGCCAACCATTTAGGATCATCTTTTAAATCACGTGCCGCCCAAGGAGAAATAAGCATAATATATTTATCCATGCCGTCAACCTTAATCGGTTGCACTTTTGGTGCGTGCATCATTGCTTTACGTTTAGCGCGGGAAATGATAGTTGTTGTTAGTTTATCATTTGCCGTAATGCTAGCTTGTGTACCAGCTGCACTTGCATATACTGCTTCATCATTTGATGTAGGAGTCGCAGAAAGTTTAGAAATTAATTTATTATCAAGCCAGTCAGATAGCCATTGTTTCAATGCGCCTTTAATTTCTTTCAACATATCATATTGTGTTTTTTGGTCGTCCGCTTCAAAACGAGATACCGCATTACGTACTAATTGAGTTTGTACTGTGAAATCATAAATGTTCAAAGTATCTTCGGAACCAGATAATTTTTGTCTATTACCTTCAACGCCGGAGCCTGTTAAATTCATCATCAAGCCGAATACTACGCTATCGCCTTTAACGTTTGTTAAGTCTTTGTTTTGATGTACTACGTTGGAACCGTCCATTGCGGTGAATTTATCAAAATAACTATCTTTTACGCCTTCATGCCATACTTTTTTAGCCCATACTTTAGGTACTAAATTTGCTGGGATATTAACTTGGTTTCTTTGGTCTGCCATATTTTACCTCTTATAATTCGTCAAAATATTTGCGTACATCGTCCGGCAATGCATCAAGGTTGCCCGTTTGATACGCTTTCAAAATGTCTTCTTCGCTTACCTTGTTAGGTGTAGGAACGCCACCGTTTAACGCGCCAGCCTTTGGCAACGTTGCGGCCACCTGTAACGGGTTATTCATAACGTCGGTATTCGTTGCCCGTTCATTTTGCAGTTCATTTACAAACTTCCTAATTGTTTCAAAATCGGCATCGGTACCTTCTCCAATATCTACGCGGTAGAACGCATCATTAATTGGTTGTGCATCGCGCATTGTCATGCCGTTTAGCTTTTCTAATCCGCGTTGATACAGTTCCCCGAAATTCGGTAACGATTTAATTTCATTTACAAAATTTAGATTTGTTTGTCTTTGTTGATGTACTGCTAACTGTTGATTTGTGATCGTGTATTCTGCGTTCGCTTCAAAGCGAATGAAATCGTTATATTTTTGTACATCTTCAAACATAAGACTTTCTAAATCTTCCGCCGTAATGTTAAAGCGTTTTAATGCTTCACGGCGTACAAAGTCGCGGATATCAGATACTTCACTATCTGGCAATGTAATTGGTCTTTGTTGCGCTTCAAATTGTCTTGCGCGTTCTTCGGCCGCTTTACGTCTTGCGCGTTCCTGTGCAAGTGCCGCTTTTAGATTGTTATCGTTCGTATGGTTTTCTTCTTGTTCCGGTTCTTCGGTGTTAGTGTTCGGCGCCGCTGCATCTACTTCCGCATCATTCGCATCACTTTCCGCCGCATCATCTGTAGAGGGTTCATCTGGTGTTGCTTCTGGTGTATCCGTTTCTTCGGTATGATCATCAACGTTCACGCCCGCGTTTTCTAAATCTTCCGGAGTGAAACCAGCATCTTCGATATTAACTAAATCTTTTTCCATATCTAATACTCCTTAGCCTTTTAACGTCATTGCCGGACGAATAAAGAAATATGGCAGTTTAACGCCGTTGCCGGGCGATAATGTATAAGCAAGCCTTTTAACGCCGTTACTTAGGGCGAAAATAATATAAAAAACGCCCCATTACGGAGCGTTTATTATTGTGTTGATAGTTTATATTACATAGTGCCTAAATCGTTCATAGGCGGCATAATTTGTGGTGTATTTTGAATGTTTGGTTGTTTACCTTTCAAGGCTAACCGTTCCGCCATGATTTGCTGCGGTGAAATCTGTACGCCCAGCGTTTGTAAATACATACTCAATGCTTCCGCTGGCATATCATCAAGCGAACCACTTACACGCAATTCTGGTAACGCTGGCTTTTCTGCCGCTTCTTGCATACGTTTCTTAACCGTTTCTTTTTCTGGGAAATCCATGAAATCCAAAATGATATCCATAGGAATTTCAACGCCGGACTTCTTAGCTTCCAATAATTGATATAGGTTAGCACGTCTTGCCGTTGCGCTTGCTTGGCTGGTGCTGATTACAATATCAAAATCAAAGGCGGATAGATCATACAAAACTTGCTTAATAGGATTACCTTCCGCATCGCGTTGTGGTTGCCCAAATGCATCGGTTAATACTTGTTCTTGCATAGGTTGATTTAAACCCGGTGCAATCTGTACAAATTCCTTTTGACCGTCATCGCCCATGATGCGCATTGCTTTGGCTTCATTGTAGAATTGCGGAATTAAACCCGGTGCGTTTTTCTCACCCCATAACAATTTTACAATTTGGCGTTCTGCTTCTTTTGATTGCTCAAAGATGCCGGCAGTTTGTACCGTTGTTACAGATTGACGTAAATCAATAGCCTTGCCACTCATTGCCCCTACGCTACCGCTTAGGCTTTCCGGAGTGATACCGCTGATAGAATAGAAATCATTGCTTGATTGTTGTTCAAGGGCCATATTAATATTGCTATCCATTGCCGGCGTGCCGTCTACGAACGATACGCCCGGCGGTAACCAGATATTCGCACCCGGTTTAGTGCTATTATTTTTAATATCGCGCTTAGTCTGTTCGGTTAGTTGACCTTGCCAGAATTTAACGCCTAACGACTGCTGATTTACAACGTGCATGCGTTGGCTTCGGTTTTTGTTTAATTCCCTTTGTGCATCTTTAATATCACGCACTACGCCAGCTGGTTCCAGTTCATCATCTACCAATTCGCCGGTATAGTAACAATATTCACGCACTAACGGGAATTTACCATGCTTATAAGGACTTTCGCCCTCTTCCAATAGAACACTATCGGCGAACGTTGCGTATCTGATTTTAGTATCTGGAATACTTGTAGGTTTCTTACCAGTAGCCATTAATACAACGAATAACGGGTTAGCTTCATCAATTAAACCCTCTTTTGTCATGTATACGTTCTTTTTGCCGTATTCTTTATACCAATACTGCACTACACGGATTTTATTATAGTTAGTGTTAAACCATAACGCTTCGCCGTCTACTGTTTCAATCACGCCGGCTTCCTGTTCGGTTTCGTCATATCGGCTTTTTAATGCGTTGATTTCGTCAACCTTTTCCGGATAAATCTGCTTTAACTTAGCAGCACTTTCCCAACTATAACGGCCAACATATTGCGCATCGCTTAAATCATCTTTTTTACATTCCGGATCTATAAAAGCATCAAACGGAGAAACACGTTCAATTTGAATAGTTCCGTCTAACTTCGTATAGTCGAATTCATACGATACCCAGTAATTGGCTAAACCGCAAATAATCTTATCACGAAAACATTTGCCCTTATTGCGTTGATAGTTCGCACGGTCTAAACAGTATTTTGTGATACCTTTAGCAACGCGGCTTATTCTATCATCTTCTTCGGAACGCGGTAAAAAGTCCGGTTCCGTTTCATTCTGTGATGCATAACCGCATAACAGATTAATAACCGGCCTAATTCTATTAATCGTAATTGCTGGCCGTCCAGCTTCGTTCATATTCTTCAAGTCGCTATCTTGCCATTGCTTACCTTGCATAAATGCAAAATCTTCGGCAGCAGCCTTGCGCCATTCTGACGTGGCGGCCAATGCATTTTTTACATTCTGTTTTGCTTCGTATATATCAAATGTTGTTTGTTCTATATCCATTACTCCACCATTTCAGAACCATAAATCATATCGTACATTTGTTCTAATTGCCATTGTGGCATTGCCTTGGCGAATTCCGCCAGTTGTGCATCTGTATATTTAGCCGGAATAATAACGCCCTTTTCTTCGCGTTCACCGTATTCCGATTTAAGAACCTTAAAGGCGTAATCACGCAACGCCCTTTCACTCATACGCCCCATGCGCTTATATCTCCTTCGCTATCATCAACATATTTATATCCGTCATTAAATGGCTTATCCGGTTTAACTGATTTAACCGGTCTAGCCATACACATATAACGCACCGCATCATACGCATGATCTTCTTGTTTTGTATCTACATCTTCGACCTTGATTTTATCGTATGTTAAAGCTGGCAACGTGCGTATTAGGTGTACGCAATTACTAAATATCTTTAACTTGCCTTCTTTTAATCGTTGATGTACTTGCATCAATCCGGCCAATCTATCATTATCAGCACGCACCCAGTAAACGCCCTCAGTTGCGAATATTTCCGCAATCGTTGGGCCGTCATGGCCTGTACGTTGCCATATAGCCGGGTCTGCCACTCCTTGATAGTCTTTTAAATGTTCTATCTTTTGTGCCACTTCCCTTGCCGTTTCCTGTGTTCCAGTATCTGGCATGCCCGGCTTGCAACCGTAATATTCACCAGTAATATATAACACGTCGTCATAATCAACGGCAGCGGAATATACTGCATACGGTTTCGTATATCCCCAGTCCATTGACCGGTATCGTTGCCAATGATGCGGTATTTCAAACGGTTCTATTACATGCTTATCGGTACGGAATTCTGTAAATACTTGACCTTCGAATATGTTCCAGTCGCCGTCTAAATACGCTTTACGTAGTTTTTCTGGCAACGTGTTAAGTGCATCTATATAACTTTGTGATAGATGCGGGTTATCGCTTGCCCTTGCTTGGATATATGCAATCTTATCGGCGAACGGTTGCATTTCCTTTGTAAAGTTTCTATCAATGAATAGGTCTTTAACCCACATATGGCCTTTACCGCCCGGGTTAGTTGCTGCGATTAATTTCGTATCAGTTATACCAGTCCAACGTAAACGCATACGCAAAAAGTCGAACACATCGCGACTGTTCAAGGTTAATTCATCTATTGCTATTGCAGCGAATTCACTAGATAAATATTTACTTGGCTTGTCTAGGTTACGGAAACAGATAACGCCGCCGCCTAATTCATCATTCAATGTGAATTCGTGGTTACTTTCCTTATAGCTTCCTAACCATTCCGGAAACTCCATTTTGATTTTGGATATTTGACGATCATCTAAACTTGGATAATCTTCGCAAAATAATCCAACGCGTATGCCTTTTATTCCTGTTTTGATAAACCAGTCAAT